ATTGAAAACGGCCTATATCCCCTGTTTTTAAAGTGGTACAAAAGCCTAGGCTTGTTGTTCTCAGCTAGCATTGGCATTCCGTAGAAGAAGCAAGCCATTAGAACGTCCTCAAAGAATATCTCGGCTGTGGCCGGCCTAGAGATATACTCCAAGAAAAAGTCATTTACCGGCATGTCATCCATGTGATACTTGGTCATGCCATGCAGTGAGCCGTTGGAGCCCCTTCCGTCCACCGTAGCCGATATGTCGTATGGATCGCAGCCAAATGAACCTAGGTGCTCGTTACCGGGATATTTGAGCCCATTACGAACAACTACATTATTCTGAAGAGCTAATGGCGGAACCCAACGAATCAAGAACCTTCCCCTAGGATCCGGAGTCCATACCACCTTGGTGTCCTTCTCTCCGTTCTTCCAATGAAATGTTCCACGTGTAACATTTTGCTGAGTTATCAAGGAGTCATTGTAGTCTATTTGCTGATAGATCTTTGTAAGGTTAAATATCGAAGACTTTGTCTCGTCCCTAAACGCGTGACTTTCTGTTCTCGGGAACTGCCGGTAATGCTCATTGAGCGCGTCGGGGTCGCTTTTTAAAGCATCAACCTCCGCCTCCCAATACTCAACAGCACCCTTGGTTATCTCCATTCCGTCTATGCCCATTACAGGTGACTTTGGAGTATTGATCACCGGCATACCGTACCTATCTATAAAACCCTCAAGGTTATGCTCCATGGGTATAAATATCTTGTACAGCCCGGTCTTGGTCTGACCGTTGGCGTTTCGTTTTTTTACGTCAGACTCGTTGTACAGCTTCTTGTAGTTGTCCCCGCCCTTTGACAGCGCGTTTGAAGTAGAACCCATCATGCATTTGCCAATTATCTTAGAGCCTATTCTTAGACACGTTTTGGTTACCCGCCAATTGTTTAGAATGTTGTTAGGCTTTAGCCATTTTGCGCTTTCGTCATGTGCCAAAAATATAAGCTTTTGGCTATCGTATGAGTTGTCATCTGTATTCTTCCAATCGATCGTGGTCTCCAAACCGTCTATCTCTTCTTCCTCAGAATCGCCCATGTTCTTCTTTGTAATCTTGGATGCCGGCACCCGGTAGGATATCTCGGTCTTGGGTTTATCCATTCCGTCCATTATCGGCTTAAAGAAGAATGGAAGCCCACTATTTATCGGAACCACCTTGCCGGTAAACATATCTTTGGCATCTGTACCCGTCTTTGAAAGTATGCCAACCCTAGCCTTCCTAGACATCGATCCGATATTTACGCACTCGGAAGCTTCCATAAAGGAAAATCCCGAACGTCTAATCTTTAGATAGCATAAACCATACGATCTTGGGTCTGCCTTGCATGCCTCCCAAAAAATATAAAGTATTCTGTTTGCTTCCCTGTAGTCGGGATAACCAACGTCAATGGTAGCCCACTGCACATACATATAATGTGAACCGGTTATGTAGGTAGGAACGCCGTTGTTCATAAACCAAAAGCCTAGCTCTCTTCTGTCAAACTCTTCCTCTATGTAATCTACCCACCTAGACTTAAACTGTACCGGTTTTTCGTTCCATTGAAATATTGAGTCTATCCTAGACAACTCCTTTGGAAGCTCGGCTCTTTCCCAATACTGATCGCTTTTTACCGGTGATCTTTGATATACCTTCTCGGGTACAGGCGGAAGTGCAATATACAGCCCTTCTATGCAGACAATATCACCTATCTGCCCCGTCTTTGATATAACTACCATGTCGTGCTGCTCATTGTACCCATACTTCCAAGCCTTTAGCTTGTTCTTCTTGGGTATTGACGCAGCCGGCAAGTAATTATTTACGACCCGATATAGACTTTCTTTCTGCAAATCCTTGTTTTGTATCTTCTATTTTTGTTCCATTCAATGCTAATGTTATTCCCTCCTGCTCTAGCTCTATTCTTGTAAGTATCTCAAATGCATCAAATATTGCAAGCTTCTTTGTAGCCGCTGCGTTTTTTAACCTATCTGCGGCAAGCTCGGGGTTTTCTTCGCTTCCCGGCTTCAATATATTCTCCTCGGCAACTCTTACAAGTTGGTCGACTGCCTTGTATCCGGCTTCGATTATTTTCTTTTTTAGTTCTATTGAGTCTCTCACTGTTTAAATTTTATAAAACAAACTTGAATAAGCCTAGAGCTTAATAAATCTACCCCAAAATTATTAAATATGTTTCTACTATGTCTAGCTTCTGAATTAAACAAAATAGCCCTGTTAAACCTTGCATTTATAATACAAGACGGGTTATCGTTTTCGTCATATATTGTAGTGCCATCTCCCGGGAACTCATTTTTGCTTAAATACAAAATAGCTGTCAAGTCACCCATCATCTCGTCTGAGTGTATAAAATTTGGTTCTTCTTGGCCAAGCGGGGAAAGCCTAGCGAAGTTATACATTATATTACCGCCCCGAAGAACAGATACACACCGATAACAAAACTCGTCTGTGTGACTAAGCGGCTGTATGTTTTTAAACACCTTGTCCCCATCCAAAACGTCTACAAATCCTCTGCTAAGTATTTCCTGTACATGTTCATCCGGGTTCTTTAAAAAATTATCAATAATAGCTAATTCTGTCATAATTTAATTGTTATTTGATGATCAAATATCCTGTACATCTTTTCGCCGTCAATATCAAATTCATAATCACTGTCCGGCTTAAAGCAAACAATGTCTCCCTTGGACACACCCTGAGATAACAAGTATTCATTTGGATAAACCATCTCTCCCATTAAGGGCTCAAACGTGAAAGGCTTCTTGATGTAGCAGTCTGTTGCCTTTATTTTTTTGACAAAGCAGTATCTGTTGTATGGGTGCCAAGACCCGTCCTGCTTATAAAGAAAGAATTGCTCGGAGTCTATAAAGAATATATCATCTCTAAAGAACGATCTTCCGCTCTTGCGGTTTCCGTGCATGTCGTTGTAAAACTTAAACGCATTGTGATGAACTAGGAGTGTGTCTCCCTTGCGTATTGGGCCCGAATACTTTCTAGGCACCTCTAAAACCTCAGCATATCTATTAGAGAATCTATGATCCTCCTCAGATGTATTTACAATAAAATCTATTCCTCCTATCTGTTTTGTGTTATTGTATCTTTTGCTTTCTTTTGGTTTTACGATAAAGTCAAATGGTGATTGCATTAAAAGTTTATATTGTATTCAATTGAAATTGGTATTGTTGGGCTAAAGGATTTCCAAAGGACCACCTCGCCCCTTGTGTTTATGATGTATACCTGAACAAAGTTAGATTCTAAAATATGACGTATATGATGCACCTCATGGGTATCGTTGAGTATCTTTTGACCAACTATATAGTGCATTGCGCCTCCCTTGTAATCGGGCCCTATTGATATTTTTCTTATGTCCATTTTATTTCCAAGTTCCGGTTACATTAATATTAGCCGTAGACTGCTTCCATACTCCTAAAACATTTCTCCAAACAACTAGTTGCTTCCATACTCCCGACACATTTAAGTGAGCGATTGTTACTGCCGGAGCTGCCGAAATAACAAACTGTATATATTCAATTAATTGAAATACAAAGCTTGTTGCCAAGGCTGTTACATTTTTTATAACTACGCTTTCCCTACTAACAAAACCTTGAACGGAATTTGCCGTACCCTTATCCCTAATCATTATAGCCTCAGCACCACCGAATGTTAGATCGTTACTCATGCAACAACTATTTTTGCATACAACTCAACACTTCCCGGGAGTGAACCTGAAGGCACAAACCTACGTCTTGTTCCTACTACATCAGTACCAAGTCCGGCTACCCATGCACTACCGTTCCAATACTCAAATGTTCCATTGGTTGTACTTGTGCTTGCCTGAGTAAGTACCAAGGCGTTTGTGTCTGCCCTGTAAATGTTTATCGTATGAGTAGTTAAAGATGCACTAAACAATACGGATTGCACCCATGCAAAAGTACCATTGGTAGTGTTAAAGTCAGAATAATTCCACCGGTATTGAGATGGCAAAGCGTCGTCAGTCTCGTAAACTAAAGCAAGCGACAATATCCTTGCAGGTAACATAATTACTCCGGCGGTTCTGAACTGAAACGCAAACTGAATGTTTAAAGGCGTCCCTAAGCCGGATAGGTTGCCGCTTTGTGGCACGTCTGTCCACGCTCCCGAATTGTCGTCTATTCCTGATGTTCTAACTTGCATTTTATACATATCAGGTGAAACGCCCATAGTTATATCTCCTATGTTTTCAACGCAATTTACAAAGGCACGATATAGTTTTGCCGGTGTTGCTCCTAAGTTTATTTTGGGGCAAATTATACGGTTGTTTACGTCTGCTTGATATTCCAAGTCAGCCGCTAATGGATATACACTAAGGGCGTTTACGTTAGCGGTTGTGGACGAGTTGTATATCCAAAACAGCCAACCATCCTCAACCCAAACAAAAGGTGAAGCCGTAGCGGGATAGTGTACGAAAATGGGGCTGTCGGTATCTCGAAGCGCAGAAACAGTTTGAGAGCTTGCGCATGCTGCTCTCCTGTCAATTTGCTGACCGCCGGTGTAGTAATCAGATATATACAACGAGGCAACGTTACCGCCTGTAACGCAAAAAACAATTTTGTCAATAGTTCCGGCAATGTCAATAGATAAAAACGTACCACCCGCAATGTTTGTATTTGCCCCACCGGGAGGAACCTCGCTCATTTGGTCTGCAATAAAAGTTGTGTTACCGGACGTTACGTTTGCCAAAGGAACGCGAATAATTCTCGTAGTCGTGAACAAGTACAAAGACGCAACGCCGCTTCCGGCTCCGTGGTTTAAAGTCGCCACACGACCGTTATTATTCTGCGATATGTTACCGGTTACGGCTTGCACTCCTGTAATAACCATGTCGGCGCCGGTTAGTACCATTGCGCCGGCAGTCAATGTAAGTGGTGTGCGAACATTGTACCGGTATAAATTAAAAGAGGAGGCAGCTCCCTCAGTGCTGTAAACGTATTGCTCCGTCCATGATGTAAAAGCTCCTAATGCGCACCCTCCGATTACGTCATTTGTTATGGTAGCTGCGTCTTTAAGCCAATAAGTAGCCTTAATTTTATCTACTGTTGTAGCCGCCGGAATAGCAGTTGCGGGGTTTTGAAAATCTGCATACTGCAAGCCTTTTGTAATAAATAGACCTCCGTTTGTTACTGTTGCATTGGTAGTAGCATGAATTACTAATACGTCTTGAATGACATACGGAGTACCCGCTGCAATTGTACCGGCAGAAGCGGTTAACGTAATTGATGTGTCTGAACCAATTGCAGAAATTTGATACCAAGTTGTAATTGCGTTGGGATTGGTTGAGCCAAAACCAATACGGCTACCAACCGAAAGACCGGTCGCCCATGCGCTCCCCGTCCCCGTAACGCCTGTACCACTAACGGCAACCGTACCTGTGATATAGTTTTGAATTTCTACCCTAAACCCCCTAACCGTATGAACCGTTGCAGTTGGAAATGTTAAGGTAACAGCCCCTATAAGCGCATAAGTATTTGTTGACGGAACAAATGACCATAATTGAACCCTTCTTGTTGCGGCAGCAGTAGCACCATCAGAGGCAAATATCCAAAAAAGGTCGTCAGACACTTTATAGGGATGAACAAAGTTTGAGGTAATAGCAAGCGCACTTTCACCAAAATTTGCAACCCCTACCGTAGCTGCTCCTATAAACTTATCAATATCCCCACTACCTAAATTGAACTGACCAGTATGCTTTCCCCGATTAATTTTCGTTGCGTCGTAAGAGCCACCAATGGCTACTTGCTCCAGCGAGCCGTTAAACAGTTGTTCAAATGCTACTTTCATTGTTTAATTCATTTATATTGTTTAAAACCATAATTGCCAAAAACATTACGCTACACTGTAAATCTTTAGTGCTGCATAACACATAATCATAGTCGCCAAATGTTCCCTCGTCGCTGGTAACGTAATCAGGGTTTGATAAAACAACTTGCCCGGACGTTATTATATTCATTTTGAATTAAATGTATTGTAAATAAATATCTCCGTCAACTCCTCCAGTTGGTGCGGCTGTGCCCGATGTTATTGTTTTTTGTTTACCGTCCAGCGCTAATTGTAAACCGGTAACGTCAGATATTGGGTGAACGTGAGGCGCTGGCGCAAAGGCGGTAGGCTTATCAGTTACTCCCGTCCATGGCACACTATCGGC